TTGTGCAATTGCTTTTCCATCTTGACTACCTGAGCCTTCCAGCACAATTTCTAAGCGCACGTTTTTCCCGTTCAGTGGGTACTCTGCATACTCAACAGCACTTACATTCTTTCCACCTACAAAAAGAGCAAAAGCAGTCTCCGCTCCTTGATGTAGTAGGAATTTAAGAAATTCACCGCGAGTGCCATAGTTGACTGCTCTCAAAGCCTCTGCTGGCGTATCTACATCAAATTCCCAAAGCTCACCAAATGTTTGCCCCAGCTCTCCTCCAAGTTCAATGCTTATCATAAGTTTAGTGCTAAATTCTAGTTTTGTGGCGCAATATCTTTGTCACGCATCTGCGCCAGTAACCCCCATAATAGTACCTATTTGCAAGCCTCTTATCTAAATGCTGAAGAATCATACCACCTCCTAAGAACACGGCTAAGTGACCTGCCTTCTGAGTGGCGAATTTCATCAGCAGCACATCTCCTTTCTGCATGTCTCTCTCTGCTATTTCTTCAAACCCATATCCCACTAAGTTATCTAGTAATGGGTTGGTCTTGTTAGTAGTCTTGCTCCACCACCCGTAGTCTGATTCTGCGCGTTCAAGAAAAATGCCATACTCTAAATAGTAGAAATCTTGCACCACGCTAAAGCAGTCAGTGACATTATATTCGAAAGGTCTTCCTATAATAAGCTTTTCCACATTACTCTCTGGTAAGACTTCTGACCAATTATTAAACCTTACAGAATAAATAAACCAAGGAATTTTTGAGAGTGCGCAATTTCTAATATCTAAACCGGAAGGCTTCGCACTACTGCTCGGGTGAGTATGAACAACAGCTAAAATCTCAAATCCCTCTTGCCTAATTCTTACAAGCTCTTCAGGGGAAATCTTGAAGTCAGACTTGGGCTTAGCGTGAACATTCTTCAGTGCCTTCCATGAGGCCCCTTTTTCATCTGATATTACTAGACCGCAAATTTCCTCATCAGGACTGGCTTTTGCTTCTTCCTCAATCTGCTCTCTAATCTTTTTGTCAATCATCTCTAACCAGATAGCGGAAGATTAGAGCCGGGAAAACCATTAAATCGTAGCACGTTTCCTTCTCCAAATCTATCTTCGCAAGCCCGCAAGGTTTTATCACAAAAATCCTTCTGCCAGTAGGACTCATCATTAAGCTCTATTCCTTCTGGCACATTTATTTTTGCGACATATATTTGCACTAGCCCACTATTCACTGTTACTTCGGCGGCTCTTACTCTTGCCCCTGCTCCATAACTTTCTGAGGAGACATGTTCAAACAACAAAGCTCCTAACCCGCAGTTTTTGCTTCCGTACACTGCTGTGCAATAAGTTCTGCTCGCAATTCTTCCGGGCAATTTGACTCGCTCAAGAGATAGTGGCCCTTCAGCAGACCACTCAACCGAAATAGCGTTTTCAGATACTTTTTGCGCAATTTCAAAGACTTCATGTGGAAATCCACCAGCAGGATCAGCATCCTCATTTCCTTGCGCAAAATTAACTGCGTCTAAGCAATACTTCGGCACTCGAAGTCGCCTAAACTCTGCCCCTACAAAATCCCCATAGACAGGCAGCAAGTTGGAGAGTACACCGTTTGCATTTCCAACCGTTATACTAATCACAGGCTGTGTCCCTCTTCCGCTGCGACTAAACCCATCAACCTCTATAGGGAACACATTATAGGACGCTCCCCTCCAAACAATAGCGTTCCCCATCTCATTAACGTAGTTATGAAAACGAAAGACTTCGCCCTTATGGTGAACTTCAAATAGATGAAGAATGCAATCCTGCTCAAGTCCTGCCAAATATGAGGATTTTAAATCACTGCTCATGGCCTAATTTCTGGGATAAAATCTACAGTAAGGTTGCTTGCATTGTATTGCGCAAAAGAAACCTGCAAATTTTGCGCGGTAAAAAGAAGAGGTAGCTTCCACATGTACTTAAAATACTCCTTGTTTAATAAATTTTGTAGATTAGGAGAACTCTTAATGCACAGCAAAACAACTTTTGTACCTGATGAATTATTAGCTACAGCGTAAGTGCCAAAAATAGGTGTCACACTATCGCCAATATCTAGGCTAGGTAAATCTTCAAAATCAAAAGGCGGTGGCGGGTTGTACTCAAAGGCAGTCACTCCGCCCATCACAGATAAGAAACCTGTGATAGCTCTAACTTCCTCATCTGTTATCATATTGAACATCATACTAAACCCAAGCCTCACATTTTGCATTCCCTTACTCGACTTCTGGGAGTAACCTCCGCCTAGCTGAAGGGAATTAATTTCTGTGCTCAGATTGATTTGTGTAGCGTAAGAGGGTGTCCAAATAAATTTGTGCATAGCTTAAAACTTTGTTTTTCAATTTAGCACTAAATTACCCTACACTCCCCGCTGTGCAAGCATAACGTCAATTGTTCCGCCAGAATACATCATCTTTCTAATAGACTGCTCCACTGCCACTTCAATAGCTTTGCCGAGTGTTTTACCCATCCCAGCAGCCTGCTTTGAGTCCACTTCTGTGCTCGTCTGTGAATTTCCTTTCGCATCAACGCTCACATTAACTGTAATCCCTCCGGTCAACGGTGTTGTAACTGCTCCAGTTCTATTTCTGCTACGCGCATTTTCGGAGCCTGCAACCCCCACCGATCCACCCATCGCATAGCGGGGCAAAGAATCAAGTGCCCCTGAGCCTTGCTCATTTAGCTTATTCAAAAAGTCTAAACCTAACGAACTCGCAGCTTTTTTGCGCAAAACATATTCCCCCCTCATTAGCAAAGAGAGCTGGTCGTCTGAATAACCATCCCCTTTTGTAATAGGGCCACCTTCAGCATGCCCCCCTATAGGCGGAAAATAATTTATGTTGCTCCCTAAACTTGGAGCATTTCCCATACTCTGGTACAAACTACTTCCGCCAGTTGCTGTTTTACTCAGTCCCATACCCCCTAACGCACCACGAATTATCATCACTGCCATTTCCTGCGCAATAATTTGCTGTAGTGCATCAATCACAGATATAGCGAAGTTCCTCATAGCCTCTTCCCCTCTTTGAGCCCCGCTAACCCAAGCACTCCAACTCGTGACAAAAGCACTCTTCATTGCGTTTGCCCCTGCAACTCCTAAATCTATAGCTACTCTTGTGGCGTCAGTAACCCCCTCAAATTCATTTGCAAAAGCCTCCTTGAACCCTGTGGCAGGTGAAACTAGTGAACCATCTCTACGCCCTTGATTAACTTTTGCATCCAATGCTGACTGTCTGTTTTCAACTAAGCGCGAATTGTAGTCTGCATCCATCGGTCCATCGGCCAAAAGATTTGTGTACTGCCTGTCATAGGACTCTTTTGCTATAGCTGGGTTTATCTTTAGCAGAAGTTCAAGTGCCTGCTTCACTTTGTCATAGTGCGTAAGCTCCAGCTGATTCACCTCTGCGCGTTTTTCTCTTAGCTTTTCTTCTGAACCTGTAATACCTTTCAGAGATTCCTCTGTATCAGAAAACGCAGTTTGGACTTTTGAAAGCATACTAGCACTGTTTTCAATCTCCTTTAATAATAGATCAAAATCATTAGTGGCTCTTTTGAAATCGGAGGTAGCTAAGTCTTTCATAGCGTCCCCTAAATTTCTCACAGAGTCTAAGCCTGCTTTGGTATTTTCTGCGTCAAAAATACTTTTAGCCTCACTCAATTTAGTGCTATATTCAGCTAATGGCTGAAGTATTCCTGTAGCTTTTTTGATTCTCTCTGATAGGTCATCAATAGCATTCCCATATATATCTAACTGTGCAACATAATTAGTTTCATCCTGCTCGGGCCTCATAATTTTGCTATCGTTAAGAAATTTGGTGTCTTCTGCGTAAGCATTTTCAAAATGCGTTTTTTGTCCCTTAGCTGCGGTAAGCTCTCGCTCCATTCGCTCTATGTCTAGCCTCGAATTTTGCGCTTCAGTGTTAAACGGGGAGTTTTTGCGCTCCGCTTCTAAGCTAAAGCGTGACTCTTCTACGGATTGACCCAGTGTGAAGTCAGCTTCACGTTTCCTTCTGGTAAACTCTAGGAATGATATTTTCTGAGCTGTTCCTGTGTCTTTGCTCGCGGCTGAGAGCCCTCCCATCAAGTCTCTCCTCGAATACATGTCTTCTAATCTAGTTTCATTTTCGCCGATATTCTTATTTAGTTCTGCAATCGAATTTAAGTTAGCAAGTCTCTTAAAAGTGCTAATGCTTAGCCCTTTTTGCCCTTTTAACTCTTCTAACTCTTTTTTCCACTTCTCTATACTGCTAACTGTGCTATCAATCTCAGCTGTAAACGCCTCTTCAAGCGAAGAATACAATTTTGAAATAATGTCAGTCACTTCTATCTGTGACTCTTGAGCCTTGAGCGGGTCAGTATAATTTTTTCGCAGCTCTGCCTCAAGAGCTTCAATCCCCTCCATACCTATCGTTGTAAACTTTGCTGCATCAGAAAAGTCTCCGACACTCTTTAGTTGTTTATCTATCTCAGCTAAGTTGTTGTACACACCTTTCTTCATTGAATCGAGCACGAACAACCGTTGATTGTATCCTTTACTTGCTACCTCTGCAAATCTTGGAATTACATCGGAAAGGACTGAGCCTAAGTCTTTTTTGAGCGCAAAATTTGCGCTCAAAATAGTGCCTTTTACAAACTCAGCTAATAAGGCTTCTGCCTCTTCTAAAGTCTTTTCTGGGAGCGATTCGAGTACATCCGTCATTATGTTTGTGAAGCTAGCTCTAATTTCTCCTGTGGAATCGCCTCCCTTCAGTATGTATTCTGATCTTTCCCTTAGAGCAGTTAATCTTTTATTGTCAGCGGCACTCATTTCTCTCCCAGAATTTTTCAGTAACTGCTCCGCAAAAGTTATCTGTGCAGTGTACAGACTGCTAACTACGTTACCAAGCTGTTCTGATTTAAGCCCAACTGAAGCAAGATGATTTATGTTTGAAATTGCGGTGGCTATAGCCTCACCAATAGGCAACTCTTGGGTTTCGCGCACTTTAGCAACACCTCCCATAGCTTGCGCAATCGCTTTGGCTGTGTTGCCAAATTTATCCTCATAGTCACCAAACATTCTTACCTGATTTAACATCGACTGTGAGCGGGTGCGAATATCTTCGAGGAAAACATCAGAAGCAATGTTGTCTAGCCCAAGTAGATTAGTATCGATTGTCCCTAAGCCTCCAACCCCTGCTATTGATTTTAATGCTCTTCCAAGCTGTAAACTACGGGCAGACTCAGCAAAGATATCTCTTTCATTGTTCAAGAGTGTGTTCCTATTCTGGATAAACTCCCAAGCGAGGTCCCTCTCTTCCATATGGCTACCTTGTACTACCGAGCGAAGCTCTATCATCAACTCACTATCTTCTTTTATAGCGTCCCAAAATTCATGGTCAGCCTTCATATTAAATTCGCCACTTCCTTCTAAGAGGTCGGAAAATTTTTGCGTAATACTAGATGGTAACTTCTTGCCTTCAAACAAAAATTGACTATCTGCATTAGCTTTTGCATTGTTCAACAAGTCGCCTCTCGTATCAAACAAAGTTTTCATTGCTTCTGGGTCGCTCAAATTTTTCACTGCATCAGCAAGCGTGTTGTACATCAAATTGTACCGCTCAGAAACCTTTTCAAAGGATTGCTGCGCATTTGCAACATATCGCCCGAATATGACTTCTCGCTCTGCAATAATCCTAGATTCTACTTTTTTGGCATTCGACCACCACCCAAAGCCAGTTTTTTCTTCGGCTACTTGCTTCTTCACTGTTTTTCCAAAAAGACGCTTTTCTATGGCGTTTTTTCTATCTGAGTCGTCCCACTCACCAAAAGAAACATTATCATTATCAATGCGCTTATCTTTTCTTGAAGACTGCACAAAGGACACCAGTTTGTTTACCGCCCAAAAAAGTGCTGCAAAGGCTAAGCTCATAGCAAACATTTGCACTGTTGCCCCTATTATACTCCGCACCATAGCACCGAGTGCAGAAGTAAATCTTACACCTAATGCGGAAAGAGCATTTGTTGTTTTCATCAGTTTGCTTCTCCCTCGCGCAAGGGCTTTTTCTGAAGCAGCATCTCCTTCTATACTCTTTTCTTTTCCTAGACTGCCTGTGTCTACACCCAATGCGCTGTAGAACTTATCCAAAGGGATAACTCCTTTCTTTGCACCGAGTTCTCCTGCGGCTAGAGAGTCCATCCCTTGAGGAACGCGAACACCAAAAGGAACTGCACCCCTTCTCACTGCGGAGCTAGAAAGGTTGCTATAAGTTTTTTCAGTCTTTGGACCAGCCAAAAGCACATCTAATCTTGCTTGCTGTTTTTCTGCCACCCTAGTCAGCTTATCTACTGCTCTTGCAGCCTTAGCTGAATCAGTCTTTGCCACCTGATTTCGCGCTACGTCGAGCCTGTTCTGAGTACCCGCAATTTCACTTCTCATTCCGCTCACTTTCCGCTGCGCAGTAGCTGATAAGCCGCCTTCTTCCTTCACAAATTGAAGATCCCCACCTACGTTATTGCGAATTAAATTAGCTAAATACTGTTTCCCTTGTGCCTTTAGATCAGACCCAGCTACTGGTGCATTAGCAATTTCGCTTATAGACTTCTCAAAGTTTCCCACCAGCTCGTTTAGCTTTGTCATGCTGGCATTTAGGCCAGAACTTTTTTGCATTTGGACCAAGGGCGCGTAGAGTACTCTGTTTGGGTTTACTAGGCTCTTTCTTTCTGCTGCTAAAGCAAGGGTCTTAGCTCCTGTATCAGAAAGATTCTGTGCTACTGTTTTTGCTGTTGCTGCTTGTTTAAGTACATAGCCGCCTAAATCATTTTTTAGTGACTTAAAAATCCCTATCGCTGCTGAAATAGAAAGCAAAGCAGTAAAGATGTTCATGTCAGCCAACTTTGAAATTGCAGTGAACAAAGTTAAAAACATCTGCGAAACATCCCGCCCAACCTTTAGCAGAGAGGGTAAAATGCGCAGAACTGGTGCAAGCACTTCTGGTAGTTTCTCTGCTAGATAACCACCAAAGCTTTCAATCGCTTTCACTGATCGCTTTACAAGATTCTCATCTTCTCCGCCGACCTTAAACATATCAAGCAGACTTTTAATAAACATAGTAAATCCTAACGAAAGCTCATCAAGCATTCGTGAAAAAATAGCGGATAACCTATTCGCAGTACCTTGAAAGGAAGAGGAAATGTACTCTGTTATCTTATCAAACAGATTTTGGAATCCTTTTAGGAACTTCTCATACAACCCAGCTTGGCCAATTTTTAGCAACGGGATTTGAATAACTTGCTCCACTAAGTTCTCCATCAAGATAGATGGTTGTCTTGCAAACTCTGAAATAGCTTCTGGTGTAATAATCTTATCAAACGCTTTTGTGAACGCCTCAAACATCAGATTGGGATCACCTTTTAGCTCTTGAATTGATTTACCTGACGCAGCTGTAAGCACTGAAGAGGGAATGTCAAAACGGCGGATAAGTGAGCGCAATTCCCCGCTCAAAGCTTCACGCAAAGCAAAGATGGCACTATTTGCTCCTTGGTCAGGACGAAACGTGGTCATTTGCTCAATTAGTTTAATCGCCTTGCGCAAAAATCCATTCTGGTCTGAAAGCGTTCCCTCACTTGCCTGCTGCACTAAGTTTTGCCTAGTCTGCGGCATGACTACAAGGCTCTTTACGATGTCTGAAATCTTCTGGAAAGCAATCGGTGAGTAAGCAGTGATCTTAGCAATCTCATTAGAGATTTGCCTCGCTGCTACCGCAGACTTCATAGTCGATTTAATACTAATTTCAAGATTAGCGAAGCGTTCATTAACATCACGAAATTCCGAAGCTAATGATCGAAAAACCCGCTGTACTACGTAAACTTTATCGATCAACGTAGCCATCGCTCCATAAGCAATTCGGGTCAATATGGAGCCAAACCCCGCAGCAGACGTGCGCATACTATCAATGTTACGCGCCAGCCTATCACCTGTGTACTGCTTCGTGCCAAGGGTTGCTAACTCTTTCCGCAATCGGATGATTGTGGATGAGGCATTGTCCTTCCCTTTAAACACTAACTCTAACTGTCTTTGAATAACCATTTTGCGATCCAGTTGTACTTTTTACTTCTTCTTTTCAGGCTCCTTATTCCAGTACTTACAGGCAATGGAATTGATTGCTCCAATTTTCTCGAACTCAAAATACCAATGCGACTCAGGAACCCCCATAGCAGAAAAAACCGCAGGTAGGGAAGCGTACTCTATTCCGAGTACTCCACCCATACCGGCGGTTTTTAACTGACTAGAAAGAAGCATAAATGCCTCCCAAGCTGTATAATTGGCAATGCAAAGAACTGGCTTGAGGCAGGGACCACACGGAGTTTCCTGCCCCCTTTTTGACCAAAACTTGTAACACCCCTCACAAGTCATGTTTACGGAGTTGAGTTCCCACTCCGTAAACGAGATTAGTTTTTTAGCTCTTCTCCGTGTGCAGCATTAAAATACTGCGGGTCCATGCAGATCTCCTGCAAGAATCGGTCAAAGTCATAAGCCAAGTCCATAATTTGCTTCAATAACTCTTGTGAGAACTCAATCTCATCATCCAAATTCTCTGGGGCCACTTGGTCTAGCTCAAAGGGGAGGATGGTAACTAAAGTTCGAGGTGTCAGATTGCGCCACCCTTTTACTGCTCTGGCTGCAAATTGTGCCATCAAACGATCCGTATCTGGTGTTGCTTCCCGTACCTGCGTTTTAGGATTAAGCTTAAACACTGTACACGAGTCAGCCATCTTCTTAAACACTGCCCTTGGAACAAAGCAAATCTGAAACTCAATACCTGATTTGAACTCCACCCAAGCCTCTAATGACTTAGTGCTTGTGCTGCTCTTTTTAATAAGTTCCGAGATGTTTACTGCTGCTTTCTTAGGCACTTTTACTGTTTCTATCTTTTCCATAATTTTTGTTTTTTGCTGTTTTTTACTGTTCAAATTGAAAGCAATTTAGCACTAAATTGATACCTTGTCCTACATTCAGGCAGCGCAATTTAGTGCTAAATTGTATTAGTCACTTTTTTTTACCACTTAAATTACCCGCGAGATCTGCACGTCGTAACCCTTCGTCGCGTCCATCATCGTTTGAAAATCCACTGGCACGGTAATAACCCCATTACCACCGATTTGTGGGGTTGGGCTGCCACCTAAGAACTTCGCAGCAGGAAAATCAATTTCTAAGTACCGTCCCTTATAAGCAAAAAAGAATTTTAGCTCAAAGGTGGTTTCATCTTTGAACGCATTGTATGCGTCCAAGTTTTCAAGATACAAAACTACATTCCCTGAATTTGAACGACGCTGGGCTACAATATCATGGCGATACCGACTACCTAACTTCCAAACATCTCCATCTAACTCATTGGAGATGCTGATCGTTGCCGTCTGCACTGCCCCTGTCACAGTCTCCGACAGAACAACGCACTCATAACCCGTGTAACCGTCGCCATAGTTGTCTGCATCAGCAGTCGGGACGTTTGATCCGTTGATTGGCGAAGAAACAGAGCCTAACGCAGCGAAGTTCGCAGTAACAATACCTTCTTGTGGCACTGAGATTTCAACTGAGTTTACCTTTACACCCTCAAACTTGATATTGATGTCCTCATTTGCGACTTCAAAGGTCTTAAAAAACTCAAGTGGTTTCACTGGTAAATGCTTTGCGCCTCGCACAACCATTCGCTTCGGGATAACTGCCATGGCTCCATAATACTGGAGAAGCCCTGTTCCACAGGGTAGGTCGCCATCACCCTCCTGAAGGCTAACAAAGTCAGTAATATCACCCAGACTCAATGCGGTTGTAGTTGGTTTAACACACAGATACCTCCCACCATTAACACTATAGTAAGTGCCTCTCACAAGGGATACTGCTGCAACGATTGCTATTACGTTTGGAAATGGAGCTGTTGCTGGGTAAGCATCAAACCCAGCACCGCCACCTTTTCCTAGCAAATGCGCAAAAAGATGATTAAGTGCTTCTGACTCTGTAGTGACCTCTAAGGTTGCCCCACCGTCAGAACGAATGTTACCTCCTCGCGCACTTAACACAGCGCGGCTGCTGTTAATGGCTTCAGAGATAATAGGGTTTATATTCTCTGAGAAAGTTTCGCTAACAAAAGGTAGCAAAAAGCTCTTAGAGGTTGTGTCATCATTCGTAAATACCTTCATAAGAAGGCTCGTGTTTGATCCGGTTGCTACTGGCATAATCTTATATTTTCTTTGTTAATGTTTGTAATGTGAATCAAGTCCTGCCTTTTTTCTATCGGCAAGAAAAATCAATTAAATACAGCAATGTCATCCCACAAGCCACTATCATTATAATAACCACTAAAAAGCAACCATAGCCCTGTAGGGTCTTGCTCAAAAATTGTGTGCTGATCCATTCCAATAGTGATGTGTTCTAGCTGGATTCTTTGCTTCCCTTCTAATGCTCGAAACTCTGCCTGATGAAGAATCAATCCTCCCCCGCTTATTACAGGTGTCAAATCGCCAAAAAATAGAGCCTCCTCTATTATAATCCTATTAACTTGAGTAGCACCTAGCTTATCTTGTGCTTTCCAACAAAATTCCAGCTTCAGTTTCTTCTCTGCGCGAAAATCTTCATACAGCTTTTTGGATTCAAAATACAGGCTCATGCTTCCACTACACTCTCGCCTCAGTAGAGGATTATCGTGTCTATACCTTTTCCCTAGTCTATAAACATCTTTGGCAATGTTGTTTGTAATTGAAATAGTAGCATCAGAGGCACTTATTTCTTTACCCCCGCCAATGCTAACAAAAAATTCGTGCGACAAAGAGCCAAACACCCCATCTTCGCTTACTGAATTATTTGTAACCTCCTCTAAGCTATCATCCAAGAAAACCAAGGCCCACTTAGCTTGTGCAATCCCACTCGATGCAACAGATATTTCAAGGGAGTCAACTCTCCCACCCCTGTAAGCAAAAACTTTGCTTAAACTTGTGTTTTTAAACAAATCAAAAATGGGCTCTGTCTGTTTTCCAGCTTTAATAGGAAATCTCCTACCCGCAGTGAGCCTATACTTACGCACTTCTGGCGTCATGGGCATCATAGGAAGTTGACTGTCTGGTACAGCTACGCAAACAAGTTTTACCTCTCCAATATAGTCTACATCCCCTACGTTTGGAACACTCGCATTCGGAAAAGCGTCTTGACTGGTGCTACCACCTTGTTCACAGAACCAGTACACATTTCGCGAAAAATATAACCTTCCTGCTTGCGCAATTTTCCCATCATTAGGAGTCAATCGCTCTATCTCTTCAGGCAAAGGGTCACTGGAATCAAAAATATCCTCATACCCTGCTGCTTGAAAAAGCGAAGTAAACAAAAGAAGCTCAACCTGCGACAAAAACCCAATCTCTCTTGTTATCTCTCCGCTAGGGTCTAGGTTCCCCTTACGCACACTTTTTATGCCCCGTCCCGCTGCATTGATCTCTGAAAAGATTACACCACTCTTTGCAGTCACTGTTTCAGCATTAAAGCCTATTCCAAAAAGACCTACCTCACCAACATGCTCATTAGTTACTCTCAGTGTTAGACTGCTATTTGAACCTAAATTTATCATTTTACTATTCTCAATTTAGTACTAAATTGGCTGAAATTCTTGTGGCGCATTCTTCCAATCCGACCACAAGTTGTAGCCTACAAAAGCGAGCAACAAAACAATGCCCCCTCCAGTAACATAGGCCCAAACCCAAGCAAATTGATCTATCGTCACAGCTATACCTGTGCAAGCTGCTGCCCCTACAAATGCTAATGATCCTAGCTTAAAGTGCTTCCCTACACTAATAAGACCTATTCCCAGAAAGATTAAGATGGCACTAGAGCCAAAAAAGACCCATTCCCCTATTCTATTCTTTGGCTCTGGCTTACGATCTATCTTGTGCTGCCCTCCGAAGCTTCCTGAAATACTGTTACTCTCTGGTGAAAACACAAAGGTAGACCCTTTCGCATCATTCTCTGGGCTCACTATTTGGAACTCTTCAGTAACTGTGCTTTTTCCGCTTTTTTCAGTAACAGTCAGCTTCTTGTAGCTCGCTGTTCCGGCAGCGTTTTTTTGTTCACTGCTTACACTCTGACATCCTGTAATGAGAAAGAATGTGAAGGCGAGGATTAGAATGCAAAGCAGTATTGCTACTCTTTGAAGCGCAACCCCTGTTTCCGTAAGCAGCACCCGTACTAAAGTCAGGATTCTCATTGCCCACCGCCACGCAGCTTTACCCAAATGGTCAAAAACGATGTAATGATGCCACCTATCGCGCCCAATGCCGTGCCCAGTACCACAATAC